TAGCTTTCCATCCTCTGGATCTCATGATGATCAGGTGGATGCTTTAGCTTATGCAGCTAGATTTGGAATAGTTAGAAAAACAACTTGGAGTGTAACTTAATTGGGTTTAACAGATAATATTAGAAACTTCTTTACTAATCAAGAAGTACAAACAGAGAAGAAGCAATACAATAATTTTCCAACATCACAGGTAGTCTTTCCATTTAACTCTGATGCAGGTTTCTTTAGTGGAGTTAATCAAATGTCTCCAGAGGGCAATAGTGCTGCCTTAGCTTGTTTAAATGTACTTGGTACTGCATTTAGTGAGCCACCATTAAAAGTTTATTTAAAAACACAAGAGGGAGAGGAATATGTTGCTAATCATCCTACACAATTACTCTTAGATAATCCTAATCCAAATATGACTAGTTCACTTATAAATAACTACATTGTTACTTCTATTGCAGTTAGTGGAGATGCTTTCTTACTAAAACTAAGGAATGATGCAGGAGCTGTAGTTCAGTTAGTGCCATTGTTACCAGAGATGGTAGAAGTAAAAGGCAATAATGAACAGTTAATAACTAAGTATCAATATAAACAAAAAGGCAACACATTAGAGATTATGCCTGAGGATATGATACATCTTAGAGAGAGAGTAGATCCTAGAAATCACAGAAGAGGGTTATCTCCACTTAGATCAGTAATGGTTGAAGTATTAGGAGATGCAGCAGCTTCACAGATGGGAGCAGCTTTAGTTAAGAATACAGGTGTTCCTAGTGTTGTTATATCTCCAAAGAATGACTTATCTATGACAAGTGATGAAGCAGAAAACATAGCAGAAGTATTTGGAAGAAGATTTGGAGGAGAGAACAGAGGCAGACCATTAGTTATATCTGGTGGAGAAGTTGATATAAAAACTCTTTCCTTTTCTCCTAAAGATTTAGAGATAGGGAAACTTAGATATATCAATGAAGAGAGAATATCTGCTGTGCTTGGTGTACCTGCAATCTTAGCAGGACTTGGCTCTGGATTAGAGAGAGCAACTTACTCTAATGCAAAAGAGTTAAGAGAGTTCTTTACTGAACAAAAACTTATTCCAATGTGGAATCACTTTGCTAATGAGTTCACTAAACAATTATTATTACAAGACTTTGAAGATAATACAGATTACTGCTTTAAGTATGATATCTCAGATGTTAGAGCTTTATCACAAGATGAGGATGCAACTATGCAGAGAATAGTTACAGGCTTTAATGCAGGGTTTGTAACTGTGAATGAAGCTAGACAAGCTAATCAGTTACCTGCACTAGATAATGGAGATTACTTTGTAAGAGGTATGACTATTGCAGAAGTTCCTGTAGATGGATCAGAAGTAACTATGTATCACAATGGCACAGAGTATGCTGAAGCAGATATTGAGACAGAAGTTAAAGAAGAAGTTGTAGAAGAAAAAACAGAAGTTATACAAGAAAAAGTAGATAAAGTTCCTAATTATATCCAAAAGAATGCACAAAGAGGATTAGATCTACTTGAATATGCAGGAGATGGGTTAACAGATAAAACTAAGAGAGAAGCCAGAGATATGGCTAATGGAAAGATTAGTGATGACAAAGTAGTCAGAATGGCTGCTTGGTTTGCTAGGCATGAGGGAGACTTAGATTCTGATAAAGCTAATGATTATCTTAATGGAGATAGTGATAGACCAACAGCAGGGCAAGTAGCTTGGTTGTTATGGGGTGGGGACATCTCTAAGAATAACAAGATGAGAGCTTTTAATTGGGCTACAAAAGAAGCAGAGAAAGTTAAAGAAGAGAAATCCTCTTATCCACTATATGGATGGCAAGAGCCAACAACTAAGTTTTTAGGATTACCAACTGTTAAGCATTACAGAACAGAGATTGAAAAGAAAGAACTCTGGGAGGCTATTAATGGTTTAGAAAATAAATGGATGGACTATATGGCTAATGTATATGCAAAAGAATTAAATAGACAAAAGAGAGGTTTAACTAAAGTAGCTAAAGGAAGTCATGACTTAGAGGCTTTAGAAACTAATGTAGATATATTTTTAAGTGGCTCAAAGTTTGATAAAGAACTCTTACCATTGTTTTATTCTCTTGGGGATGATATGTCAGTTAGAACTTGGGATAATCTCTTTCCTGCACAAGATAACTTCAAAGCAGCAGATCCTGTTGATTTAGATGTAACAATACCTGAAGAACAAGCAGTAAGAACTGTATTTGGTGCATTAGCTGCAGACCAGATAATAGATGCTAGAACAGTGAAAAAGATTATTGAGGGTGGTTTTTATAGAGGACAAAGAGAAGTGCCACCTGCTGTTAAGTCTTTGTTTGAAGATGGACAAGCAGCAAGTTTTGTACAAGAAAATGCTAAAAAAGTTATGAATGATTTAAATGCAACTACAAAGAAAAGAATTGCAACACAGATAGAAAAAACAATCAAAGAGTTTGAAGCATTAGGAATAGTTAATCCTGTTGCAGGTACTCCAGAGGGAGATAAGTTCTTTAATGAGTTAGCTAAGAGAATCAATACTCAATTAGGTGGACAGAGCTTAGGTAGAGCTAAAAATATAGCTAGAACAGAGGTTGGTAAGGTTAGTTCTTGGAGTCAGCAAAGAGCTGCAAAAGCTACAGGAAAAACATTAGAAAAAGAATGGGTATCTAGAAGAGATGGCATTGTTAGAGAAGCACATTTTGAGTTAGACAATCAAAGAGTTCCTCTGAATAGCTTTTACCTGTATAATGGGATAAAGTTGGATGCTCCTAGAGATCCTAATGCTCCAATTAGTATGATTGCTAATTGTAGATGTACAGAGGCTTATATTGAGGTAATAGATGAGTGAAGTAAAAAGACCAGAGAATCTTTCTTTTAAGAATGCTCCTATTGAGCTAAAAGAGGATGGAGATAAAAGATATATAGAGGCAGTTTTTTCATTATTTGACACTATAGATAGTGATAATGATGTAACTAAAGCTAATGCCTTAAGATCAGGATACACAGGCAATAAAGTGCCATTAGTGTGGAATCATGATTGGAGTAAGGTAATTGGTAGAGGAATTATAGAGACAGATAATCAAAAAGCTGTTTTTAAGGGATATTTCTTAGAAACTGAAGCAGGTAAAGAAGCCTATGAAACTGTAAAGGCTATGCAAGATATGCAACAGTTCTCTTATGGATTTCAAGTAATAAAATCAGAAAAAGGAACACATATTGACTCTAAAGGAGAAGAAGTTCCTGTAAGAGTATTACAAGATGTGAAAGTATGGGAAGTATCTCCTGTATTAGTAGGAGCACAACAGAATAGCTTTGTTCAAGCTCTTAAATCAGGTTTAGAGTCTTTTGAGCCTGATGAGGAAGTTGATGAAGTAGATACAGAGTTTGAGGAAGTTGTAGAGCCAGAAGAAGAAAAATATAAAAAATGTTCCTATGGTAAAGATGGCAAATGTGCCAAAGAAAAAGGTTTAGAGATTTCAAGTGAAACTGATGCAAGTATCAGTAAATCATCCCAACAGGGCATGAGGCTTGGAGAACATGCTGTAGCTTCTCTTGAGGAGTTAAAGGCATTCACAGAGAGAATAGAGGATCTTGCTTCTCTTAGGAACTCTGAAAAAAAGACATTAAGCTCAAAATCTACAGAGATGGTATCTAAATACTTATCTGGACTAAATGCAATTTATTGTAAGTTGGATGATGTCTTAGCTGAGTATGGATATGATCCTGTTAAAGATGATGAGTTATTCATTACTGTTCAAAAGAACTTAATGGAAAATAATTAAAGGAGAAAATATCTAATGGCAACATTAAGAGAAATGAGAGCTGAAAAAGCTCAAAAATCTGAAGATCTTGCAAAAATATTTGATTCTATTAAAGATATGTCAGAACTTTCTTCTGATCAAAAAGAAGAAATCAAAAAGAGAAATGATGAGTTAGCAGAATTAAATCTTCAAATTACTGAATTATCAGAATATGAAGAGATGAAAGCTGCTAATAAAGAAGAATTGGAATCTTCTAAAAAAGTTTCTGGAATGCCTGTATATGGAGAGCCAGAAGCAGAAGCTCCAAAATCTCTTGGACAACAATTCTTAGAATCAAGTGCTTACAAGAGCTTTGTGGATCATGGTATTAAAAACATTCCTATGGAAACTAAAGCAACAGTTACAACTTCTGTATGGACTAGAGATACCATCTATCAGCAAGTTATTCCTGCTATAGAGCCAGATCCAAATCCTGTATTAGATCTAGTAGATAGCATCAATACAGATCAAACAACTTACTATTTCCTCAGAGAAACAAGCACAAACAATGCTGCTGAAACTGCTGAGGGTAGTGCTGCTCCAGAAGATGTATTCAGCTACACAGCTGTTACAGCTCCAGTTGCTAAATTCATTACAACTCTACCTATTACAGCAGAGTTGCTTGAAGACCAAGCAGGAGCAAGAGCATACTTTGATGGAAGATTAGCTAACCATGTACTCCAAAGACTTGAAAAAGAGTTTATTGGTGGTAATGGTACAAGCCCAAATATTCAGGGTATTTTAGGAACAACAAATGTAAATCAAGTTATTTACAATGCAACTAACTTCCCAGCTAATGTTGGTGGTAAGTTGAGATCAATCCTAGAGGGTATCAAAGACATTGAAGAGAATGGAAAATTATTTCCAGATGCAATGATTATGTCTCCAGGTGCTTATGAAGCATTAGCAGGACAAGTTGATGGAAACAACAACTTTATGCTAGGTGCTGCTGCACAATCTGGAAGCCCAACAATCTGGGGTGTTCCTGTTGTTAAATCAACTCAAATTGGTACATCACAATCACAAAATGCTGATGTATTAATTGGAAAATATGGTGGTGGACTTGCAGTTAACCATGTATTCAGAAGAGGAATGGAATTACAAATTTCAGACTCTGCTGCTGATGGAGACTTTGGTAAGGATATCCTTACTGTTAAGGCTTCATTAAGATATGCAAGTGCTGTTTATAAACCACAAGCATTCACAAAAGTTGAAGGCATAGAATAAATTAAATTATGAAAGAGCAGAGCCACAGATTAGTAATGACTACTAGTGTGATGGGCTCTGCTTTTCATACAGGAGAAAATATGAAAGTAGTAGAAAAAGAAAGTCAACAAGTCTGGAAGTGCAATAGAACAAAAGTATTTGCACAGGGAGCTAAATCTCCTTTTGTTAGTGCTGTTCTTGTAGCAGGTATGGGAGATCCTATTCCAGATGTTAAGTTTGAAAAAAAAGCAGTTAAAAAAGTAGAAAATAAAGCTGTTAAACCAAAAGATAACAAGTAATAAATTTTAAGGATATAAATGGCAACTTATCAATATATTGATAAAGATGAACTAAAGACTTGGTTAGGCTTGAGTGGTACAGGGCAAGATAATAATTTAGATTTTGCTATTGATGCTGCTACTCAAGCAATAGACCAATATTGTGGTAGATCTTTTACTGTAGAAAAAGATGGAAGCACTTATCAAACACAAACAAGATATTATGATTGTGAATTTGCTGATTATGTATTTGTTGATGATATTGCTACAACTGATTCATTAGTAGTTAAAACTCTTAATGCAGATGGTACAGATGACCAAACACTTGTTTTGGATACAGATTTTTATTTATATCCACTTAATGCTGATAAGCAAATAGAGCCTGTAATGCCTTTTGATAAAATAGTTATGGCTATAGAGAATGGTGGTAAAGTACTTCCTACTCATTATCCTAGAGGTTTAAAAATTACAGCATACTTTGGATTTCCAACTCAACACAATGCAACAGAGAGAGTTCCAGATAGTGTAAAACTAGCTTGTTTAATGCAATCTGCTAGATTTTGGCAGAGAAAGAATAGCCCAATGGGATTTAGTGGCAATCCAGAAACAGGACAAGCTCCTGTTATCTTCTTAAGCCAACTAGATCCAGATGTTAAAACTCTTATACATCCTTTTAAAAAGACAACAATCACATTAGCTTCAGGGAGACCATACACAGGACTTACTGCAATTAATAATCAAAGACAGTATGGAGTATGAAGTTAACTCTTACTGGAGCTTTAGATTTATCTAGATCTATAAATTCACAAACTATCTGGAATAAAAGAAGTACAGATTACTTTAATGAACTAGCAAAAGAACTTAAACAAGATTCTTTAAATGCTTTAGAAAATAAGCCATCTCCTAGATCTCAAGCAGGTAGAGGCAATAAAAACACAGGTGCAACTAGAAGAAGTGTCTTTACTGCTAAATTAGGCAATACAAACAGGCTTAGGATGTCTGAGGGCTTTAAATTAGCTACAGATAGACAATATGCACCATTTATTCATGGTAAGCCAATATTTAGAGGATTTAGCCCAGTTAAGAGAACTAGACCATTCTTTCCACCATACAAAGAGGGTAGTAGTCTTGCTAAGTGGGCTAGAAGAGGACAGCCAAAGATGAATCCTTATCTAGTAGCTAGAAAAATATCACAAAGAGGTTTAAAGATGAAGCCATTTATTGGTGGTGTAGTCTATGAGAAACAAAGAGAGATTAAGGACAGAGGGCAAGAGATGTTACAATTAATAGCAAAAGATATAGCTAGGAGTGTTAGATAATGGCATTACTTACATCAATTAGAGATGGTTTAAAAACAAATTTAGAAACTATATCTGGTTTAACTGCTTATGAGGATGTGCCAGATTGGATTGAGCCACCTATTGCTCTAGTAGCTCCTTTAAATAGTCTTAATTATGATTCAACAATGGCTAGAGGTGCTGATACC